GTGTAGCAAAGTCAATCTCTGCTGACGCTGAAACTAAGTTTTGGAACGGTGCAACAAGTGCTACTAAAACAGCTGTTGCAGCTTTAACTGCTGGTACTTTAAACACGCAAGCATCTACGCAAGAAAAAGCATTAGTAGCTGCAATGCCAACTACATTATTTGATTCAGTTATTACACGTGCAATTTATAACAACGCTGCTGTTGGTGGTCGTATTAAAGTTGTAGGTACAGCTGCAATCACTGCTAGTACAATCGTTGCACAATACCAATTATTATACGCTGCAATCGTTTCTGAAACTTTATCTGCATCTGACGAAAAAGCATTCATTTACGCACCACGTTCTCACAAACAATTAATCAATATTGCAAACGTTAACTTGACATACAGAGATGTATTTAGTGTTGACATGGTTGCAGATAAATATTACTACTTAGGTGTAGAAATTAAATTTGTGCCAATCGCTGAAAACACTATGTTAGTAGCAGTTCCAAGTAACATCAAATGGTGTACTGATTTAATGGAAGATTTAAACATGGTTGTTATTGATAAGTTTCCTCAACCACGTAAAGACTATTTTTACGATGTAGTGTTTACAATCTTTGCTCACGTTACAAACCAAAGATTTAATACTCTTTACGTAGGATAAATAAATTAAGGGGTTATTGATTTAACCCCTTTCATTTTTAACATTATAAAATTATAAAAAAATGCCTTGTCCATTAACTCAAAATTACACACTAAAAGACTGTTTAACAACAGCTGGCGTAGCTTCATGGTATATCACTCCATTTGCTAACGTTTTAACGTCTACATTAACTGCAAACGTTGTAACTGCTATTACTAAAACAGTTGCATGGAAAACTATTGCTCAAGAGATTGAACAAGGTATGTGGTCTTATACTGGTGCAGGAACAACTGCTTCGGGTTCTAAGGCTTATGACTGGGAATGTTCAATCAAAATGCATGGTTTAAATACATTAGATCAACAAGAATTAGAATTGATTTTATCTAACAAAGTAGTACTTATTGCAGTAATGCAAAACGGTGAAGCTTGGATGTTAGGTAGAACTTATGGTTCAAATGCTATTGATTCTAAATTTGAATCGGGTACTGCAATGGGTGACTTTATTGGTAGCACATTAACAATCAAAGGACGTTCAAGCGTTTCAGCTGTTAAAGTAGCTGACGGAATCTTAGCAGGTTTATTAACTGTTTAATAAATTAATTACACAAATATTAAAAAGCAATCTTAATCGGTTGCTTTTTTTATTTTTGTAAAAGTTTAAAAAAATACTATATTATATTAGTGATATTAATAAATAAAAATACAACTAACAAAGTAATATTAACGCTATCTGAAAAGACAACGTTAACGAATGCGAAGTATTTATTTGAGGTTATTAATGACATGAGTAATACAGTTAAATGCTTTATTGCAGCGGATATAAGTACAAATAAATTAAGGTATAATGAATTTGATTTTATTGAAAATGTAACTGAAAATTTATTAAATGGTACTTTTAGTTTAACGCTAAGTGGTTTTTACAAATACAATGTTTACGAGCAAGCAAGTACAACTAACTTAAATCCGTTGTTAGCATTAAATTTAATTGATAAAGGAAAATTAAACGTTGTATCACAATTAAGTGATTACCCAGTTTATACTGGCAACGAAAACAATACAGTAGTATATGGCGGCTAAATTTCAATACATTGACAACAAGCACATGTTAACGTTTAAAGCGTTACCTAAATTAACGTTTAGTGAAGACAATAAAGGATATATTAAATACGGTAAGGATAATATGTACCCTCAAGAGTTGGTGCGTTTATTTAACGAGCATCCTGAGCATAGGGCTATTGTTAACCGTAAAGCACGTTACATTTGGGGCAAAGGATTGAAGGCGGTTAATGAAGTTGACCAAATTAAAGTTGACACGTTTATTGATAATTTTAACCGAAAAGAAACTTTAAACCAAGCTGGTAAAAAAGTTAGTTTAAATACAGAATTATTTAACGGTGTTTATGTAGAGGTTATAACTAACTTGCAAGGTCAACCGATTGAAATGTACTTTTTAAATTCTGCTAATTGTAGAATATCTGAGTGCGAAACTAAATTATATTTCTCTAAAAATTGGAATAGAAATACTCAGTCAAAAGATATTAAGTGTATCAATAAATTTGAGAATAATGGAACAGCTGGCACGTTCTTTATTGATTTTAAATATTATACTACAAGTGCTAGTAAGTTAGAAAGCGTTTATCCTATTGCACAATATCAAAGTATCGTAAATGATATTAATACCGATGTGGACATTAGCACGTTTAATAAAAATTATGTGTCTTCGGGATTTTCAGTTGGTAAGATTATAAACTTTTTTAATGGACAACCGACAGATGACATGATACATTCAATCGAAAGGTCATTTAAAGGTACTTACACAGGCGAGAATGGCGAAAGTTTAATGATTACTCACTCGGATAGGGACGACAAAGCACCCGAAGTAGTTGACGTTTCTGTAAATGATTTATCTGAGAAATTTTTATTCACTTCAAAGCGTGCAATGAAAAAAATATTTGCAGGCCACGAAATGGCACCCGAATTATTTAATATAAAATTTGATGAATCTTTTTTAAGTGGCAGCCCTGACTTGTTAATTTTACAAGAGTTATTTGTAAAGGGTTATATCGAGCCTAGACAAAACGACTTATTAGAATTTTTATCCTATTTATCATTCTTAAAAACTGGTGAATATTTAGAAATGATGTTTGAGCCTATCAGTTTAATTGGTGCGGATTTAAGCAACGATGCGGATTTAACACAGGATGAGCGTAGAAAATTAAAAGGATATGAGCCATTGGTTGCTATTCCTACCGATGTTAACGGTGAGCCATTGCCTATTGTAGCTACTCAAACAAATGATAGTTTAAAGGGGTTAAGTGCAGCAGATAATGCGGATATGTATCGAATCGTAAGAGATTACACAAAGGGCAAAATTAACGAACATTTAGCAGTAACGAGATTAACAGCTTACGGAATTGACGAAACGCAAGCAAAGAAAATACTAGGTATTGAAGTTAAGATGAGTAGTGATAATGACCCGATATTAATGGCATTAATGAGTTGTGGTCGTATTGAAGACAAATCAACTTATACTATTTTAAAAAGAGAAAAAGTTAATTTTAAAAGTTCAGTTGATGCTTTAAAATACGAACGTCAAATAATGAAGTTTGCCGATGCTTTAATCATAACTGTACAAGAGTTAGACAATGCTGTTTTAAATGCCTTAAAAGGCAACCCTAGTATGTCTATTGATGAAATTGCAAAGATTACTCAAAGCGATGCTTTAAAAATTGAGCAGTCAATAGCTAGGTTAATTGATAAAGAATTATTAACCGATTCGGTTAGTGGTTTTAAACCAACTGAAAAAGCATTAGAAAAAAAAACTGAACCAATAGAAAGTGACGAAATTTATACAGTTTATAAATACGAAATTAATGACGATAAGCCAAAATTAGATAAAAATGGTAGACCTATTAAATCTCGTACTTTTTGTGTTAAGATGTTAGCTAAAAAACATGAATATGATTTTGAAGAGTTAGATAGAATGACAAACGATTTAGGAACTAATGTTTGGGATTATCGTGGTGGATATTATACTAATTCAAACACAGGAATAACTGATCCCGACTGCAGACATTTATGGATGGCTGAAACTAGATTAAGAAAAAAGAAAAAGAAATAACATGGCAGATGTTTTATTCATACAGGAAGACTACTTTAAAAAACTCGCGGGAGTTGACGGTAACGTAGATTGGAAAAAATTAGAAAGCACTATCATAATGGTGCAAGATATTTATATACAAAAAATACTAGGCACTCAATTATATAACGATTTAAAAACTAAAATAACTGCAAATCCAACTTTGTCAACGTATCCAAATGAGAAAGCATTAATTAACGATTATATTGCAAAGGCTTTATGTTGGTATGTTAAAATGGAAGCATCACCTGACTTTAAATTTGCTTACCAAAATAAAGGCATACAAGTAAAAGGTTCAGCGGATTCAAGTTCAGCTGATATTAGTGACGTTAAATTTTTAATGGATAAATGGCGCATTCATGCAGAACGTTACGCACAATTAGTTACCGATTATTTAATTGAAAATACAGCAACGTTTCCAAAATATTTAGAAACAAGTAATACTGGCATGAATCCAACGGTACGTAATTACACAAACGGTGTGGCAATGCGTGGCGATTTAGATTTTGGATTTGAAGAGTTTAACCGTTTTAATTACTGGCGTAGAGATAAAGACTAAATGATTACATTAAATCAAGATATCGAATTATTTAAAAACTTTGCTTTAAAACACAAAGGAATTAACTCATTTTACTTTGGGGATGAATCTGAAGCGGACACGAATGTAGAAATTGTTTATCCGTTTATGAATGTAATTTTACAAGGTAGTAGCGTTACTGACAATGTAGTTAGCCGCAAGTATATGATTGTAATTAGTGATTTAGTTAACAAGGATATAAGCAATATTAACCAAGTGCTTAGTGATACTGAGCGTATTTGTTACGATGTGCCAAACTACCTTAGACAAGTTAGCAATAGTAAGTTATTAGGACCGTTTAAATCCGATATGAATATTTCGTTAACTGATTTTACTGAGCGTAACGACGACGATGTTAGTGGACACTTTTTTGATTTAACAATTAGTTCTGCAATGGGTAACGATGGGTGCAATTTACCTATTGATAGCGGTAACATTTTAGATAATAATTATATTTATGTAGGTGGTAATATAAATCAAATAGTTGGTAATTTTCAAGTATTGATACAGGACCAAAACGGAAATACATTACAAACTTTTACAACTAGCGGCACTTATACCGTTGAGGTGTTACAACAAATAATTGATACAATAAATAGCAATACAGCAACAATAATAGATCCAATAGTTTAGATGGCAAATGTAGATATAAGATTAGGTTATAAAGATAGTGCATGGTTTACAGCCAATGCAACGCTTGTATTAAAGGTGGGGCAAATGGTTTATTTGCAACAAACAGGCACGTATAAAATTGGTGACGGAACTACTCAACTTAGTGCTTTATCTTTTTTGGGTGCTGGTAGTTATGTACCTTATACAGGTGCAACAAGTGATGTTAATTTAGGTGAGTTTGGTATTCAATTAGGTAATTTAGAGTTTGATAATACACCAACTAATATACCAACAACTGCTGGTAGTGTAGTTTGGAATGATACAGATGGAACTTTAGATTTAAAATTAAAAGGTGGCAATGTTACTTTACAAATCGGACAAGAGCAAGTATCAAGAGTAGTTAATAAAACAGCAACAAACATTACTTTATTAGAAAGTAACTATCAAGCTGTACGAGTTACAGGGGCGCAAGGTCAAAGATTAAAAGTTGATTTAGCTTTAGCAACAAATGATTTATTAAGTGCTGAAACTATTGGACTTGTAACGGAAACAATAGCGAATAATCAAGAGGGTTTTATAACGACAAGCGGATTAGTAAGAAATATAAATACAACTGGTTCACTGCAAAGTGAAACTTGGGCGGATGGTGATATTTTATATTTAAGTCCAACAACTGCTGGTAATATTACAAAAGTAAAACCAACTGCACCAAATCATATAGTTATTATTGGTTATGTAGTTTACGCTCATGTAAATCAAGGAACTATATTTGTTAAAGTTGACAATGGTTATGAATTAAATGAACTTCATAATGTTTTAATAAATGGAGTAGCTAATAACGATGTTTTAACTTACGATAGTGCTACAAGTTTATGGAAAAATAAACAAAGTAATTATTTACAAATAGTATCAAAAGACATTACAGATAGTGCAGCCTTAACAGGAACTACTGCTATTACTTTAATGAAATCAATTTTAATACCTGCAAACACTTACGCAACTGGTGATGTAGTTAAGATATTAAATAGAGCAATTAGAAATACAGCAACGGGAACGGCAATAAATTATTTTTACATTAATACAACAAATAGTTTAACAGGTGCTACGCTTGTTGGTAGTCAAAGTACAGCGGCTTCTTATTACGCAATGGAAAGAAGTTTATATATTAAGTCAACAACAGTTAGTGAAACTATAAATAATACAACATCGCCATCAGGTAGTGAAGTTGGTTCTGTTGTAAATGGTAATTTAAATTTAAACATTGATTGGTCAGTTAATCAATATATTATTGCAGCTTTTCAAAATGCAGCGGTGGGTAATAGTACGGTAATGAGTTCACTAATTATACAAAAATTTTAATGGAAAATTTAATTAAAAAAGATAATACAATTACTTGGCGAAATATTGAAAACGCTGAAATAATTAATGTAGAAAAATTAGATGAACTTGCACTACATTTAACATTAGCAGAATGTGGAACGTACTATTTTGACTATCCAAATACAAGTGTAAATGACATAAATTATAAAACAATTGACGAATTAATTAATATACTAAAAACAAAATAAAATGGCACAAGAAATAAACGATACAATGATTAACCGTATGGGCGGTTTAAATGGTAGTAAAACAGTTACAGGAACGGGAGCGGTTACTGCAATAAACTTTTCACAAATTTATGTAAGAGAAGCAACGGTTATAGCAACGTTAACGGGTACTGATTTAACAACTGGTACAACTAGCAATCTATTGACAACATTAGGAATTAGTGCGGTTAGTTTATTAGCGGGTGAATTACACGTTGCACCTTACGGAACTAATATTAGCGCAATTACTTTAACAAGTGGATCAGTAATATTATACTAAAATGATAATAGGCAAAGCAATAAGTCCGTTTGCTATTAAGCGTAGAAATGGCGGTGGTGGCGGTAACGATGCCGATGCGCAAGCGTTTATAACTGCTAGTGGAATAAGTGGCACTGAAGCAACGGCTGTTAATACCTTAGTAGTTAATTTAAAAAGTGCAAATGTTTGGACTAAAATTAAAGCTGCTTATCCAATGGTAGGTGGTACTGCTACAAGTTGCAAATGGAATTTAAAAAACCCCGTTGATAGCAACGCTGCTTTTAGATTAGTGTTTAGTGGTGGTGGTACGTTTAGTGCAAACGGGTATCAGCCTAATGGCACAAATGCTTATGCGGATACTTTTTTAATACCTTCAACTACTTTAAC